CCGTTGGTTGCTGCAGTCAGGTGTTCCTTCACTAGATCCTCTCAATGGTAAAGTTGCTGTTATTGGTACTCCCCAGCACCAAAGGTGCTTAGTAGAGACCTTAAAAGACATGAAGGGTTGGTCTACGTTAGAATTTAGGCCCGTATTAGAAACAAATTATTCTTTATGGCCTGAAGTATGGCCTATAGAAAAATTAAAAGAAAAGAAAGACGAGTTGGACAGTATTAACAGACTTTCTGTATTTTACCGAGAATATTTGTGCCAAATTGTTGGTGACGAAGATAATTTGTTTAGAGAAGAACATTTTAATTACTGGACTGGATATATCGAAAGAACTGAACAGGGGTTGTCTAATCTCGTCCTGACGAGCGTCAATGGCGAGGAAGTAGACGATGTTAGACCTGTAAACGTGTTTACTGGTGTCGACCCCGCATCTAGTACTAAAAAAGGAGCAGACTATAGTGTTATTTTTAATGTTGCCATTGATGGTGATAATAATCGTTTTGTATTACCTTATTATCGAAAAAGGGCTACGCCGTTAGATCTAGCAGATGCAGTTATTCATAATTTTAGAGAGTATAAAAGTGCTAAAACTAGAATAGAATCTGTTGGATATCAGGAAATGCTACGTCAATACATAAAAGAAAAGTCTCAAGAAATGGGTTTATTTATACCAGGATTAGAAATAAAAGAGAACCCTAGAACCTCAAAATCGTACAGATTAGAAAGTTTGCAGCCTATTTTTGCAAATGGTAAAGTATTTATACAACCAGATATGCAAGCATTTACTGATGAGTTATTATTGTATCCTAGAGGAAAACACGATGACTTGTTAGATGGATTTTATTATGCAAACAAAAATTGCTATAAACCAGCTCATACTGCTGAAGTTGTGTACCAAGAAGATGATTATATGTACCCAACTAGAAAAAATTGGAAATTATTCTAAATAATCCTTGACAATCTAAAAATTTTTTCCGTAATTTAGCGAGTGTATATATGGTGGATAATAAGTACCAATTTTCGTTCAAACAATATTTAAATAAATTGGACAATTTGACGTCCGCTAATATACCTAAGAATTATGTAGAAGTAAAGAGAAAATATGCCAAAAACAATAAAAAAACGAACAGCATCTACCAGAACTCAGTCGAGACAAGATAAGAACACTGTTTTTGGCTTTGAAGACGGAAGCATTCAAGCAGAAGTTATTGATCCAGAAGTAGAACTATCCAAAGAAATATACACAGAATACGACAGCTCAAGAGAAATGTGGGCTCAAAAATATCAAGAAGCTATAGAATTTAGAGCAGGAGCTCAATGGACTTTAGAAGAGCAAGAAGTTTTAGAGTCTAGAGGTCAAGCACCAATTGTTGTAAATAGAATACATCCTATTGTAGAAACAGCAAAATCTCTTTTAACTTATAATTCACCACAATTTAGAGCAAGTGCAAGAGAAGATTCAGATAGAGGTACAGCAAAAGTATTTTCTGACTTATTTCAATATATTTGGCAAAAATCAGTAGGAGACGAAGAGCTAAAGCAAACTATTGACGATTATTACGTTGGTGGTATGGGTTGTTTTTTAGTTTATCAAGACCCTATGGCTGATTTTGGTAAAGGAGAAGTTAAGCTAAAATCTATAAATCCATTAGATGTGTACATTGATCCAAATGCAAAAGATGTTTATGCAAGGGATGCTGCACACATATTAATAGTAAAAACACTTACTGACGAACAAGCCGAAAAAATATATCCTGAATATATGGATATTATTTATGATTCTGAATTAGAGGTAGATGCAAGAGATCATAGACCTTCTACTGATTTAGCAGCCACAGAAGGACAACAATTTTTTGGAGACGAAGAAAACAGATATCATGACAAAAGAAGATATACTGAAAGATATACAAAAACTTTAGAAACTTATTACAATGTATATGAGCCGTTTTCTAATAGAGAATTTTTATTCAATCCTAGCGAGTATGATGAATACGAAACTAGGCAATATATTAAATTAAGAAAAATTACTGGAGAAGAAATAATTGTTTTTCAGGAAGAAGCAGTTTTAGATTTAATAGACATTTTACAAAAAGATGGTCCAGTTTATCATTTTGAATTACCAGAACCAGAATTTGATCCAGCTACAGGAGAAGTTATACCTCAAGAACCAATTAGAGTTCCAGGAGAAGAAGATGAAATGTCTATTCCTGGTAGTACTACTTTAATTATTCCAATTAGCGTAGAAGAATTAATAGGTGTAGGCGATATTACATCCAATGAAATTGAAAAAGCATGCATTCAAATGGTTGTTTCTGTTGGAGACAAACTAATATATAGAAGAATGTTACCATGCGAAGATTATCCTATAGTTCCTTTGATGAACGTACATCATAGAAATCCATACCCTGAGTCTGATGTAAGATTATACAGACCTTTGCAGGAATATATTAACAAAATACGTTCATTAATTATAGCACACGCAAGTACAAGTACAAATGTTAAACTTCTTATACCTCGTGGCTCGGCAGACCTCCGTCAAATAGAGGAGGAATGGAGTAAGGCTGGAACCAGTGTTATTGAGTTTGATGCTGAGCTTGGTGCACCCATAGTAGCTGGTCCTGTCCCACTCCCTAATGAATTGTATAAAAATGAAGCAGATGCTAAATATGACCTAGAATATGGGTTTGGTATCTTTGAACTTATGCAAGGAGGAGCAACTAACGCTCCGTCTACATATAGAGGAACAATGGTTGTAGACGAATTTGGACAAAGAAGAATTAAATCAAGACGTGACGATATAGAGAATTTTTTAAATCAATGCGGTAAAGTAGCTATTCCATTAATACAACAGCTTTATACAGAAGAAAAACTTATAAGAATTATACAACCAAGTGGTCTAGAAAAAGAATCTATGATTAACTACAAAGAAGTTACTGACGATACTGTAAAAACTATTCATGACGTAGGAGTTGGTAGATATGATATAGCTGTTATATCTGGTTCTACTTTACCTACAAACAAAATGGCTATGTTAGACACTTACGTAGAAATGTTTAAGATGGGCTTAATTGACCAAGAAGAAGTTTTAAAGAAAACAGAAGTTGTAGATATAGAAGGTGTAATGGGCAGACATGGAGAAATGCAAAGAATGCTTGCAGAAATACAATCTTTACAAGAAGAATTAAAAGAAGTCAAGGGAGATTTACAAACAGCTACCCGTGAAGAAATTCACGCTAAGAAAAGACTTGAAATTGAAAAATTTAGTACCGATTTAGATAAAGTATCTAATCGTGCTGATATGGCAACTAGCTTATATAAAGCTAGATTACAAGATGCAAAACAAAATCTGATAAACTCCGCATCAGAGGAGCAGGAATCAAATTTATTTGATGACGTAGCTTCGGATATGGAGAGTTAGAAAGGAGCAAATAATGAGTAATATTGAAGAAAATAACGTGGCAGAAGTACAAGAACAAAAAGATGATGCAGTGACTGCAATTGAGACATCGTCTACACAAGAAGACATTTTTGCGGACATATTTGGACAACAAGCAGAACCAATCGTTGCAACCGATTCTGCAGAACCAAATGTTACCCCTCAAGATGAAACTTCCGATGTTCCTAGTACAGCTGACCCAAAGAGTGATCCTGACCAGTTTCAATACTGGCAAAGTCAAGCTGACAAGCGTTCAGCAGAAGTAGAACTATTAAAAGGTCAAGTAAGTGAACTTATGGCAACCAAATCATCTACTCCTGAAGAACCTGTTGAGAAGGAAAGAGTGTTAGAAAAACCTGTTAAACCTTCTAAACCTGCAGATTATGATCATTCTGAAGCACTAGCTGACCCTGAAAGCAAATCTGCAAAGTATTTAGCTGATAGGGAAACGTATATGGACGGCATGCTTGAGTATACAACAGAGTTAGAAGCAGTAAGAACAGAGAAATTAGAAAAACAACAAGCTCTTCAACAGAAAGAACTTTCTAGACAACAGCTTGTTAATGACTTACAAGGTAAGTATAATTACTCTAACGAACAGGCTTTAGACTTTATTCAAACTATGAGCAGTCCAGAGTCTCTAAGTTTAGACAATTTAGTACAGCTACATAAAATGAGAACGGGGAACGCCCCACAAGAGTTTACACAAGTAACTCCACAAGCTCAAGAAAAAGCGGCATTAATGTCTAATCGTCAAGAGAAACTAAGTATTCCTAAGCCAATAGGTGTACAACCAGGTGCTTCTAGGCAGTCATCGAAAACAGTTGAAAACCAAATGATGGATTCTATGGTCGCAGACTTTAAAAAGAAGAATCCATTTTAACAAGGAGATGAATTAAGATGGCTAATGTATATAGTAATATACCAGG